TCTACTGTTTTAGTAAACGCTATTTTATGAATATAACAAATTTCAACGTCTTTCATCTTATCTACCTTGTCTTTTTCTCAAAGATACCACATGACGGTGGTAAAAGTAATTACCAATCTTGCTGAAAAACTTTGCAATCCTCAAGTAATGCCACATCATTTCTTTTTGACCTTACTTATAACAGTTTTTAGTGTTTTTGCTTGTTTAGCGTGTAATTTACTAGCTTTATTTAAACCTTTAATAACTTTTTTTATTTTTTTCATTTTTTCATATTCTCCCTTGATACGCCTTTTGCTTTTTCAAAACTTCTCATTCCGCCCAATCCTAATAATGAGAGTGTTAACGTCATAAGTTCACCAGTATTCAATTCTGGTAAGATAGCATCTGGTGCCCAAATACTAGTTGCCCATTCTGCGAGTGGCATAATAAAAAATGATGTAAATAACCCTAACGCACAAATCCACATGATAGCTGGGCGGGCACCGGCTACAAATAAACTAGGATGTTTGGCCTGTACTGTATTCGCTTCAATTTGACCCTTTGCTAATTCTTGAGCATGTCTAGATGCTAACGTAGCCAAGTCATGAGCCAATTTGTTTTTCTGATCTTTGTCCTCTATAAACTTACCAACAAGTTTACTTACTGGACCTATTAATGCTGTTAACATTATTACCTCCTTATTGTATTAACGCCTCATTTAATCCAAATACTTCTAAAATCATAAACGTAAAAAATAATAATAGTATGCCACCTGCTATTAATTTGCCAGAAAAATTAGTTGATCCGATCTTTATGGCAATAAATTCATTTCCTAATATTCTCAATATTAGCTCGAAACTGTTACTATCTACTTTTAAATCAACTGCTTTTTTATTTTCTTCTGCCATTTACTCTGCTATGCTCCTTAAACTTTCCATAACTTGATCTATAGAAGGTTCTTTTCCATTAGGGTTGAGCTTACATTTATATTTTCTAGGGCATCCGATTGATATATCTGTGAACTCCATTTCATACGTTTTTTGTGCACCTATATATATACAAGCCATTTTATCTTTGAAAACTTTTTGTTTCATAAGTCTGCAAGTAGTCATTATTGGTAGTATAATTTTACCTTGATGTATCTTTTGCTGTCTTGTGTAGTCTTTTGAAGTATATTTATATCCATCAGCTCGTGAGTCTTTAACCCAGATAGAAGCAACTAACACGGCAAATCCACCTATGATTGCCACAACAATCAACCATGTAATTGCTTCGCCTATTTGTCGTCTCATTTGTTGTTGTTTGTAAACTGTCTCTTGACGTTGCTTTCTGATCTGACCTTCCATTGCCAACAGCTCATCATAAGCTCCAGGCCCATGAGTCATATTTAAAAACACCTTGAGTTCGTACCTTTGTTCCTCAAGTTTCTTTTTTGCAGCGTATGCAGCCATTGCCGCCTCTTCGATAGAACCAGCTTTAAACAGTTTACCAAACAAGGGAGGATTTTTTGCTTGTTTTTCTGCGTTATCAACATCCGATACGGCTCCCATCCATCTACCAATGTCTCCAGACATCTGTTCAATGTCTCTTCCCATTGCAAATCCAGCCTTGATTGCACTAAATGCTTTTGACGCTACACCTACGGCAACCGATATAGTAACTGGATCCATGTTATTTACCTTTTGAGAGAAGCCTGCGTGTTTATTCTGTAAATATTTACATCATTTCGATCTTCTGCAATTCCCTCTTGTGTTTTTGTCCTTTGTTGTGCCAATTCATACGCTTGTTGTAGTTTTGCTGAATCAATTTGGAAACCCATCATGTCATTTATGGACTTTCTCTGCAATTCAGCAGTGTCATTCTCTAATTCTTTCTCTCGAATGGCTACAAGTGGGTCTGGCTTCTGTGCAGGCTCAATCATAGGCATGATTTCCTTCAATATCTCGCCAATTTGTTGCGAAATCGCTGCTTCTACGGCTTCTGGTGCAATTTGTGGGACTTCTTCGCCCTTTTGTTGTGCTTCTTGCATCATTGTTTGGAAGAATTTAGTCACTTGATCCCTCGCCAACGCACTAACATGTTCTTGTACATGAGATTGTAACATTAAAAAGCCTTGAGGGTTCGCTTGTGCTACCATATTCGATAAAAATATAGCATGTACCATCAAATGTGCCTCATGATCTTGTTGTGGGAACACTTGCAGTGGTGCTCCTTTCATAGAATTAGCATTTTCTGTTGCTGGATCCACGGCAGCAGGTGGTTTCGGCGGCGGTAAAATACTATCTATGTTCTTCACATCAAGTGCATCATACATTCTTCGATATGCTTCATACTGATTATGTATCTGTGGTGCAGCTTGTGCCAGTTGCAGTTGTGTTTGAGCTAGTGTCAATCTTTGTGACATAGAAAATATGTTTGGATCACTCACTGGAAGTATATCTACACGCCCATCAAAGTCTTTTTCCATTATTTGTGGCTCAACACCACCTACAGAATATGGATAAGGCATTGGGTTTTGTGAGAAAATCTCTGCTAACATACGAAATTCTTGTTTTTGTGCGTAATGTAAACGCTTGTGTATGCTTGAGATAATTTTTGATCCTTGCTCGATCAACGCAACTGTTGTTCCAACGGGTGCTTGAGAATTAACATCGGATACTTTGGCATCTGCAACTTGTGCAAAACGTCTACCAGAATCAACAACAACACCCAACAACTGTGCAAGAGTCCCAGACGGCTCTTTATAGGGAAGCGGTATAATGGAGTTCTTCAAGTCACCGCCTGGAACATCAATGTCTCTAAACTCACCAGGATTCAAAGGCTCGTCATCATTTCTGATTCGAACACCTCTTGCTTTAAAACCTGCAGGTAAGTTTGATAATGTGCCTGCGTCTATTAACTGTCTTAAAATAGAAGTCGCAGCACGAGATAAGCCTCCGATTGTGTGCAGTAAACCGAAGCCGTAAAAACCAAATCCTGGTAAAAATTTGAAATGAACAAAGTATTGCCTCTTTCGTTTTAATGGATCTTGTTCTCTAAAGTTTCTAACCACCGATAACACTTGATTTGAATTTTGATCGATGGTGACAATATAAGGTAGCATAATGCCCGAAGGCTCCCCTTGACCATCCATATCTTCAAAACCTTCCAAGTCCAAGTCAACATGAACTTCGAGTAATGTGTAAGAGTCATCTGAATAATTGGGGTGTAATCCTTGAAGCTCATCAGTCTTTTCTTGGATTGCTCCTTCATCTTCTCCATCATCGCTTGAAGATAGTTCAACATCTTTATATACTCCAGCAACTTGCAGTTTACGAATATCGTTATAACTCATTCGTACCATGTGTGTCACTCGTTCTGCCGTTCTAATATCAGAAGCAGAATACGGAACAATCATATCTTCGGCAGGTACAAACTTAGACACTGCCCTTTGTTTTGTAGGATCAAAGTAAACTTTCTTAAAAGTAGAACCAGTGAGTGGCAAATAAAACAACATCTGATCTGTGTCTTGGTCATACTCTTCCATGACTTCAGTTATCTGATAGTTCATGTAATCTTTGACTCGTATAGCTTGATCTTCTGTTTCTTTTGTTGGCATACCCAATACTTGTGCTTTTACTGGACCACCACTTGGTAACATTTCTTTGTATGCTTGTGATTGAAATTGTGTTGTAGCTTCCGATAATAATGGATGTGTTACACCACTTGCACCCATGAACGGGTCACTTCTATCTTCATAATTTATACCTAAAAGTCCTAATCCTTTGGCAATCGCCTCTTCCCAATCTTGTCTGGATTCTAAATCTTCTTTTACTTTAGCTTGTAATTCAGACGCTATAGACGCTAACTCTCCCTCGTCTAAAACTTCTGCAAGATTAGCATCATGATTGTATGGCTCTGCCATAACTTCCATCTGTTCACCAGTATCTAACTCAATACCTTCTGGTAGCATTGGTGCTGTGTCATCTAATTCTATTTGTAGACTATCAGTTTCTGTGGTAAATCCAGGTCCACCCGCACCTATTTCTTTTTCAACCATAGGAGCTATTTGTCGTTCTTCTGCCATCATGCTACCTTTCTAAATTTATTAAATATACCACCTTTTTTGAATCTTGGTACTTTTAAATCGGAATCTATTTTTGTTAAGTCTATGATTCTAAAGTGATCGGCATCATTTACAAAGTCTGGACTGTTCCGATCATATGAACCTGAACCCATTCTTAGTACTCGTGAAGATGTTGGTGAAACCTTAGAGGATGAGCTATATACATTTGGGGTAGTGAAATATGCACTACCATAATGCTTCTTCAAAATACCACCTAGCTCATCATCACCCGCAGCAAACTTATATCTTGCAGAATTGCCAGAACCACGAGCACTCGCATAATCAGCTAACTTTGGAAAAACAACATACCGTTTTCCGTCTTTTTTAGCATCACTTATTGATTTATGAACCATCAAATCCAAGCCTTGTTGTGAGTTTTGTATTGGTGGATTCTTTTGAAATTGAAAAGTTTGACTTGAATCAGCATGTGTCATAGCTTCTTTCAATGACTTTTTCATGCTGTCTGGAACTTTGTCACCTAGTTGGTTAACTAAGTTTTGTATCGCACCTCTTTGTAAAAATGGTCGTAAATCAATTTTATTTTGACTTAAATTAGATTGTCCTTCTCTAAGTTTATTGGCTAATATAGCTCTGTCTTCGTCTAAACTTTTAAGTTTGTCTTGATGAGCCATACTATCTATAATTGCATTATTATAATTTCCAAAAACATTTGCATGTACATTAAGAACAAGATCTTTTTTTAGTTCATTTCTCAATGAATCTGGATTTGTTGTAAAAGGTTTAATATTTAATTTCCCTTTTTCTGGTGAAACAAATTTAGAAAGTATGTTTTGAGAAGAAGGAGGCGTGTATTCAAAATCAGCTACGTTTGTTGATCCAAAACCTTCTGTTCTTTTTCTGTATAATGATTGACCTGATGTTATTGGTATTCTTTTTGTCGTGTTTATATATTTATCAACTGTTTCATTAACTATTTTTTCAATAACTTTAGAACCTTTACCAGACGAACCATACTGTACTTCAAAGTCTGCTTGAAAATCTTGATATATTTTTTTATAATCATCTGAGTTATCACTATAAGTTCCAGGTTTATCGTTTACTACCTTAAGTCTCTGAGCTAGTTCTTTTATATTATCTTCACCTGCTATTCTTCTAAGATCATTACTATTAACTAAGTCTTTTACTACTTGAGATTTTATATAATTTTGTTCTAAAAGCAGACCGTGATTTCTATAAGCATCTTTAAAAAATCTTGAAATATTTTGAGGGGTTTTAAAATAATTCGAATTATCTAAAACTTTCATTTGAACATATTTTTCATAAGTTAAATTATTTAATATTGGTGCTAGTCTTCCTTTATCTTTACCTAATCTGCTATCAATACTGTCTGCTGCAAAATTAGTGTTAAACTGTTCAACGTCTATTTTTCCATCATTGACTAATTTTTCTACCGTTCTGAAATGATCTAAAACCATGTCACTATCTTTGATTGAATCATTACCAGACTTTAAAAATACATTTAGAGGATTGTCTTGAAGTGTATCGCCACCAAACTCAAATCTCTCGTTTATCTTATCCATTGCTTGTTTTTGAAACGCTTGAACTTGATTTCCAGTTAAACTTGATCTGAAGCCAATGCCTGTTTTTAATAGTGCACTTTGCACATCATCGTCTTTAACTCTACCAGACATAAATTTTTTAATTAAATAAGGTACATTATTTTGCATTAAATCAACTGCTTCAACATCATCTTTTATTGCATAACTAGGATTAAATGTACTGTCACCAACCAAAAAAAGTTCTTGATTAGCACCAGGGTTAGCCACATCTTCATCAAAAAAATTGTCTATCGCTGTCTTATTATATTGTTGGGACTCACTGAACGACCTAAACTTATTTAAATCATTATCAACTTGGAATACTTTTTTCTTCAAAGGATCTATCGATTTATCTAAATCTGCTATATTAACCATAATACGGTCAATTTCATCATTTAATGCTTTTCCTTCATCTTGAAGTTTTACTTTTGTCTCACTAAAAGTTGAAATACCAAGTTTTTGTTCTTTGTCTATTTTAAGAACTTGATTAACATCCATTAACTTTGAGTTTAAAACAATGTCGTTTTTTCTACTTAATAATTTATTTAAATTAGTTATGTTGTTTTTTCTTCTGGTTTTTTCTCTAACAAAACTCTGTTCAATCGCATTAATCTCAGATCGAGATAGTCTACCACCATTAAAATCAATGTTAGCTTGTGCCATCTTATCATCAAGATCGTCTATAATATCTTTTTGGTTTTGTATGTTTCTTTGAACATCCGCCGTTCTCTTTGGTGAGTCTTGAACCATTTTTCTTGCTTTAGTCATGCCTTGATTGTTTTGAAACTCATTGAAAAATCTAGCATCTTCTAACTCTGGTGCATTGGGGCCTAACTCAAAACCCATAAATCCATCAACTGCTCTAGTATGTGCAAAGTAACCACCATCAACAGCACTACCAAAACCATGTTCACTATATGACTGTGTTAGTTTTTTTAAACTATCTGTGTCACCAGTTGATTTAAAAAAGTCTTCTAACTTTTTTAACTCTTGTTTAACAGGTTGTGTCTCACCAAGTTTGTTGATACTTGCTCCAACAATCTCATTACCCCTAGCACCTGTTCCATAGATTGTGTGAATAACATCATAAACAGCATCACCTCCAGGGTCTATTCTCTGCTGTGTTAGATTACCCATACCCATCAGAGTTTTTCTTTTTCTATCTGCAAGTTCATCTCCACGAGCTTGTAAGGCAGCTATTTCTTCATTTGTCATATTAGGCGTTGCTATTTTGTTCATTATATCTTGAGCTTCTGCCTCAATAGCTTGTATATCAGATTCTCTATAAACCCTAGACTCTATCTCTGGTGTAAACTGTGATGCAATATTGTATAGTTTTTCTTTACCACTATCTGCTTCAAACTTTTCTTTTGGGTTTAGCTCTAAGTAACGGATTAAACCAGTTTCTTCTGCTTCTTTATATAATCTACTGTTAGTACCATCTTTTAATGTCTTAAATTTTTCTAAAATCTGTGAACCTGTCATAGGGAACTCTATACCCTCAACACGAGTAGTTACCCCATCTTGGTACATTATGTTACCAGACTCATCTCTCTTTGGTCTTTGTGCCTTCTTACCTTTTTTAGTGGTAAAGTTCTCTAATATAGGCATCCTTGTTTGTTTTAGTTGTTGAAGCTCACCTTGACCCGTGCCAATATTCTCTATCTCTTGAAGTAAGTTAGAAAAGAAAACTCCGTCTTTACTTAGTTGTGCTGAGGTACTTACATCTTTTTTTAAATAATCATCTTCAAAAATTTGTGCTCTCTGTGGCTCTCGTGGTGCGGTAGGCATATTATCTGCCGTCATCATCAACGTCTCACCAGTTGTCGGTGGTGGTAATTTACTTGCACCAGCTCCCGCCATAGCAAATTGTGGACCTCCAAAACCACCATCAGAAGGTGGTCTGTTTCTCATCTTTGCTGCTATTCTAGCAGAAGCAATACCCTTAGTTAACAATGCACCAGGAGCCATGAGTCGACCTGCACTCTCCAAGTTCATACCAAACTCTGGAAACTCTTCGCCCATAAACTTCTTAGCAAGTGCCTCAGATCCAAAACGATCTATTAAACTTTGTATACCTTGAGGCGTATTACCATAACGCATGTCATAGTATAAACCAGTTAAATCAGCAGGCAGTCCAAGTATATCAGCAGTTTCTCCAACCAGTAACCCCTTACCAAGTTTTTGAAAGTCTTCTAATGTTTTTCCTAATCCTTGTGGTACCGGACCACCTGGAAAATATGGTTCTGCCATTATGTAATCCTAGTTGTCTTCTTCTTGTTCGGTAACATTCTATCTGAAAAACGGTTGGTTACATTATAACCACCAGATTGTTTCTTAACGGGCTGTATTTTTTTTGGTGTAAACTTTTTCTTAGAAGGTCCCTTGGTCGATGGTACACCCTTCCCGAAGTTTTTTCCGAAAACGGGTTGTCCCCTTCGTGCCAGTTCTTGATACGTTCTGATTCTATCTGCTTCATCTGACATTAATAGACTCCCTTGAAAGTTCCACCACGGCTTTTCATTACACCGCCCATGTTCATTTTCCTATACTTATTAGCTAACCTCAAGTTTTGTTTTTCTCTAATCAACATAGGATCTTGAATCTCAACTATGGGGCCCTTGGTTCCCGCACCAGCGCCCTTGGCTTTTATGTTCGCTAATTTAGAAGACTGTACGTTTAATTTACGTTGGTTTTCCTTTACTTTAGCTAACGCTTGTTTCTTAGTTTTTAGTTTAGCTGCTCTTTCTTTCGCTTGTTTTGCTTCTAACTTCGCTTTTTCTTTTTCTTTTTTCTG